CTGATCCAAGGCGGTCGCCGGGTTGAGCCCGAAGACATTGACATGGCCCAGCCCTGGTATGCGGCTCCGCGCCCAGACGAGATGATCACCGATGAGCAGTGGACGCCACCTGCCACCTGGCCGGCCCTGGGGTTCATCAAGGACGGGCCACCTGCGCCGTTCGCTGCTGTGGTCAGCGGGCGAGACGCGGCGATCATCAGGGCAGGGCTGGATTACCTGCCGCCCGGCATCGTGGTGATGCCGCTCGATGCGGTGTTCCCGCCCCTGGTGGCCGCCCCGCCTGGGGCGGGCTGCTGGCACTGCATCGCGGGCAGGCGTGATGGGTGACAGTTACGGTGTTCGCGCGCGGCTGGCCTGGTACTGGCGGCGGGTGCAGCGCAGGCCGGTGACGCGCAGGTTCTTGCAGCCGCCGCTGGGGGTGCTGGCGGACGTGGTTGATCCCCAGCCACGGTGGCGCAAGCCGCTGCGCCCTGCGCTTGACACCAGGCTGCGGCACTTCGTCTGGTCGGCGCAGAATTACATTGAGGGTTACGCGTGGGGTCCGGTGCAGCGGTGGCGCTGCTGCGGCCACACCACCCCGTACCACTCCCCCGGCTGCGTGAGCCCCGGCTGCGTGAGCCATGGCTGACCCGCTTTGCTACGCGGATAACCGCACCGACGAGATACTGCGCATCGTGGCGCAGGTGGCTGATCCCGGCACTGAAGCTCTCGATGCGATGCGCGAGCCGATAAAGGCCGTGGTCATCATGATCGAAACGGATCTGTACTGATGCGCGCGGCTGACTACCCTGTGGGCACGCGGCTGATCCTCGTGAACAGGGGCGGTGAGTGCCCGGTGGAGGTAACCGGCCACACCGTGCTGCCCTGTGACCTCACGGTGCGCTGGCTTGGCCTGCGCCCGCTTAGTGCCCTAGTCCGTGGCGGCCAGAGCACCATCTGCCTGAGTCACTTTGTGGAGGTACGCCGTGCATGATCCCGATGTGGTGGCGTGGGATATCCGGCGCCCGTGGCCGCAGCGCAGCAGCCTGCCCGTAACAGGCAGCCGTGGCGGCGTGCGCTGGCGCATCCGCCTTAACCACGAGTGCGGCACCTGGTGCGCCGATGACCCGCCGCACAAGAGCGGCCCGTTCCCCTGGTGGAAGCCTGGCAGCTACATGTCGCACAGCCGCCTGGCGGGCCGCGATTACTACTGGCCGCCCATCCTTACCGTGTGGCACCATGAGCCAGGCGGCCGCGATGCGCTGACGATATGCCGTGACCGCTACCAGGACAAGGCAGGCAAGTGGCACCTGTCCACCGGCTGGCGCTACCACTTCTGGCACTACCGCCTCCAGTTCCCGCCGCTCCAGAAACTGCGCCGCCGCCTGATGACCCGCTGCGCCTGGTGCGGCGGCCGCGATGCTAAGGGCGACGCGGTGAACCGCTCGCTGAGCTGGGACGGGCCGCGCGGCCGCTGGTGGCAGGGTGAGCCTGGGCGGTACCACGGCAAGTGCACTGAGCTGGCGATAGCCGACAAGACGTGCACCTGTGATGAGGCGCTGACTGCGGGCCGCACCCCGTACGGCAGGTGCCTGCTGTGCGGCCGGTTCCGCCCGTACGGCATGACCCAGGAACGGCTGGCGCGTGCACGCGCGCTGCAAGCGGAAGGTGCAGCCTGATGATGATCCTGGCCACCAGCCGCCCCTACATCTGCGTGCCTGCTGACGGACCCAAGGGCGTCGATCTCACGCAGTACAGCGCTGGGATCGCCGTCGTCCCGGACACAGGCGATGAGCCGGATACGGGCGATTACCAGGCGGCTGACTGGATCAACGGCGAGGCGGTGTTCCTGCCTGGCGCCGGTCAGTTCCCGCCTGGCGAGTACATGGTGTACCTGCGGATCAGTGCGCCACCGGAGGATGTGCGGCTGGTGTCCGGCCGGTTGCGCGTGGGCGATATCCGAACCTAAGTGCCTTGCGGGGCAAGATGGGTGTCATCATGGACCAGCAACTCAGCCACCGGCTCGATGCCTTGCAAGGTGAGCTCAATCAGCACCTGTGGGGCATGGAGCACCGGCTCAACCGACGATTGGATCAGATCATGACCGAGCAGCAGGACATCGACGCGGCGGTATCCGCGCTTACCACCGTGGTCGGTGTCGTGGCCGATGAGACCGACAGCCTCAACACCACGGCGGCGGCCATTCAGGCGTACATCGACGCGCACCCGAACGCGGACACCACGGGGCTGGACGCGATCGTGGCGCAGGTGCAGGCCACGCAGGGCAACCTGGCCACGGCGGTCACCAACGTGGGCAGCGTGCTGCCGCAGCCGCCTACCCCCACTCCCCCGCCGTCCAGCTAGGCACCACTGCGTGACAACACGCGCACTGCCGGTTACCATGGTGAGTGCCTGGCAAGCTGTGGCGCTGACGGCCGAGGCAGACACAAAAGCGTGTGACCGTCAGCACCCCAGCGCCCAGCACCAGCGGCCCGGTGCGCCAGGCAGCAGCCCCACGTTCGGACATGACGTGGGGCTGCTGGCTTAGGTCATGGCAGCCACCGTCCCCAGCGCCTACGAGTACGCCGCGCGGATGTTCGATCCCCGCAGGCGCCGCTACAGCACGCCTGGCGAACTGGCCCGCTACCTTGACGCCAAGACCGCCGGCAGCAGCGCACTGGACCTGATCGACGCCGAGCTGACCGCGCTGATGCAGCCGGACAGCCCGCACAATGCCCTGGCCATCTTCATGCCACCACAGGAGGGAAAGTCCCAGCGGGTAAGCCGCCGCTTCCCCGAGTGGCTGCTCGATCATGATCCGGCGCTAAGGGTGGCCATCGCCAGCTACGGCGAGGATCTGGCGGTGCGCTGGGGCCGCGACATCAAGAACGACGTGAGCTTGCATCCTTGCCACAGCCCAGAGGCCACCGGCGAGTGCGAGCAGGTGTGCGGCGGGCTGCACATCTCGATCCGCAGGGACAGCAGCGCGGCAGGCCGGTGGGAGACGCCGGCGGGCGGCGGCGTGTACTGCGTGGGCATCGGCGGCCCGCTCACCGGCCAGCCGGTGGACGTGATGATCATCGATGACCCCGTTAAGGACCGTGCCGCAGCCGAATCGAGCAAGATCCGCGAATCGGCGTGGGAGTGGTGGGAATCGGTGGTGCTTACCCGCCTGGCGCCCAACGCCAGGGTGGTGCTGATCCAGACGCGCTGGCACCAGGATGACCTGGCCGGCAGGATCGCCAGCAGGCCCAGCCCGCTTAACTGGAAGACCGTCACCATCCCCGCCATCGCCGTCACCGATGACCCGCTCGGCCGCCTGCCTGGGCAGGAGCTGCAATCGGCGCGGCACCGTGCGCGCGGCTACTTCCTCAACCTGCGCGCCAAGATGAGCAGCTACGTGTTCAGCGGCGTGTACCAGCAGACCCCCACCGCAGCGGAGGGCAACTTCTTCCGCCGCGCCACCTTCCGCTACTGGCGCACGGCACCAGCCTGGGTGGACGGGCGGCAGCGGATCGACCTTGAAGGCAAGCTAGTCACCCTGGCCGATACCTGGCGGTTCATCACGATGGACTTTGCGGCCAGTACCAAGAGCAGCGCGGACTGGACGGTGGCTAGCTGCTGGGCGATGACCAATGAGGGTGACCTGGTGCTGCTTGACCGGGTGCGGGCGCGTGTGCCGGATCACGAGCACTTCAAGCTGTGCGAGGGGCTGCGCGCCAGGTGGCAGGCCGATCAGGTGTACGTGGAGAGCAACTGGTGGAGCAAGACGTTCGTCGCCGATGCCAGGGATCAGGGCGTGCCGGTTGCCCCGGTGATGGCCGATGCGGACAAGGTGACGCGCGCCATCCCCGCAGCGGGGCGGGTGCACGCAGGCCGCGTTTGGTTCCCCGCCGTAACCAGCGATTGCCCTTGCGGTGAGTGCAAAGACGGCGACTGGCTTGACGAGTGGACAAACGAGCTGGCAATCTTTCCGCAGGGTACGCACGATGACCAGGTGGACACCCTGGCATATGCTGCCCGTGTGGCGGTTGCCGACTGGACACCCGCACCTGAGCCCGCCAGGCCGGATGCCTCCCCTTGGGAAGGCACCTTCGACGCCGCCTATGGAAGCGCAACAGGCGATGACGGCGGGTATCCGAACCTCTTGGACCTGCCCTTTTAGGTGCAGCGGGAGGCCGGGCGGTGCCAAGCAGCAGCACACCCGTCTCCGATATCGGCACACCAGATAGCTGGGCTGGGCTGGTACTGGGGCAGACGGTCATAGGCGACTGGTTTGAGCAGACCGCCGACCTGATGTGGCCGACCAGCACCTACACCTACGCGCGGATGCGCCATGACCCGCAACTCAAGGCCGTGCTACAGGCGTACCTGCTGCCGATCCTGCGGGCCACTTGGCTGATCGACCCGGACGGCTGCCGTGATGAGGTGGTGCAGCAGACTGCCGATGATCTGGGCGTCGGCATCCTGGGCCACGACAGCGGGCCAGGCCCCGCTCGGCGCCGTGGGGTGATCTGGCAGCGGCACCTAAAGACCGCCCTGTACCAGCAGCTCGTGCAGGGCTTCATGCCGTTTGAGCTGCGTTACGAGATCCTCGGCCAGCGGGCGCACCTGGCTGCCCTTGGCCCGCGCATGCCGTGGTCGGTGGCGATGATCAACACCAACCGCGACGGCACGATCGCCAGCATGACGCAGAACACGCAGAACATCCCGATCCCGGCTAACCGGCTGGTCTGGTACGTGAACGACATGGAGGGCAGCAACTGGGTGGGTACCAGCGCCCTGCGTGCCTGCTTTGGCGCGTGGCTGCTCAAGCACGAGACCTGGCGCACGCACGCCACCAGCATCCGCCGTTTCGGGATGGGCATCCCTGGCGTGGAGGCACCGCCTGGCGCCACCGCCAACCAGATGGCCCACGCGCGGCAGATGGCCAGTGCGATGCGCGCAGGCGATACCGCTGGGATGGCGATCCCCAGCGGCTTCAAGCCGTTCCTGATGGGGATGACCGGCAGCGCCCCTGATGCCCTGGGGTTCATCGAGTACCTGGACAGGGTGATGGCCAAGCAGGCGCTTGCATCGCTGATCGAGCTGGGGCAGACGGAGACGGGCAGCCGGGCGCTGGGCGACACGTTCATGGACCTGTTCCTGCTGAGCTTGCAGGCGGTGGCCGATGAGGCGGCCTTGACCGCTACCAGCGGGCAGGACGGCACAGCCGGGATCATCACCGACCTGGTGGACCAGAACTGGGGCGAGGATGAGGCTGCCCCCAGGATCGTGTGCACGGACGTGGGCACGCAGTACGAGGCCAGCAGCCAGGCGATCCAGCAGCTCACCATCACGGGCGCGCTCCAGCCTGACAGCAACCTTGACGAGTGGATTCGCAAGCAGTGGCACTTGCCTAAGCGCAACGAGCCGTGGATTCAGCCCGTCAGCAAGCAGGCCCCGGCACCTAACCCGACGCAGCCAGGGGGAGTACCTGGCGGGCAGCCGAATCCAGCGTCTAACGGCCCAGCCGCGCCCGAGGGCGGATCTACCCAGAGCGGCAGCCCCGCCGCCCCGTCGGGGCCTGCCAGCGCCGCAGCACGCAACCGGCTGCCCCGTGGCGCGGCCAGCAGCGTGCTGCGGCGCCAGCCCACGGCGATCGAGGCGGCCAGCGGCTTCGACGCCGAGCAGCACCAGGCCGCGTGGGAGTCGGCACTGGACAGCCTGATGGACAGCTACAGCGGCGTGGCCGCCGCGCAGAAGGCGGCCATCGTGGCGCAGGTGTCCACCATCCTGGCCGCTGATGACATCGGCCAGCTCGCCAGCATCAGCGTGGCCTTGGCGGAAGGCGAGACGCTGCTGGCGCAGGCCATGCTGGGCACCTGGCAGGCATCGGTGAACGCGATGGCCGCCGAGGCACTCAAGCAGGGCGTGCACATCGCCACGTCCAAGGTGCCCACCCCTGATTTCAGTGGCGTAGCCAACGGGCGGGCCAGCTTCGCCGCCACCTACATGGCGCAGCAGGGCGGCAGCCGGGCGATGCGCGGCGTGCAGCCGGGCAAAGCCGCCAAGGCCCAGGCCGATGCGGTGACGGCCGACGTGTCCGCGTTCCTCGATGACCTGTCCAGCCGTAACCTGCGTGATCACCTGGGCGGCGCGCTTACCGCCGCGCAGAACGCGGGGCGTGTCGCCGTGCTGCAAGCAGCGCCCGCCAGCGCGGGGACCGCCAAGTACGTGGCCAGTGAAATCCTCGACGTCAACACCTGCGCCAAGTGCCAGGACGAGGACGGGCACGAGTTCGAATCACTGGCCGCAGCCGAGGGCGCTTACCCGAGCGGCGGTTACCTGCACTGCCAGGGTGACCTGCGGTGCCGTGGCACCGTCGTGGCCGTCTGGGGCGAGCAGGCCGCTGCTGCTGGCGGCCACCCAAAAGCGGAGGCGTCATGACGACGCCTGTCCTGGCCAGGTTCGACCCAGATGAAGCTCGCGCTAAGGACGGCCGCTGGGGTTCCGGTGCCGGCACCGAGGTAGACGACGCGATCGAGAAAGCCGGCCACGATGTAGCGGGGCTTGACGGTGACAGGCATGAGCCGAAGTTGGGTGCGTCCACCGTCACCGTCAAGCACGAGGTGCTGGAGAAGATCAACGCCAAGTACCCGGTGGCCGGCGTCAATGAGGTGCTGCACACCCCTAGCGCGATGACCGCAGCCAAGAAGGTAAGCACCAGCGACCTGACCGGCATCATGACCGACCTCGATACCGGCACGGTAAAGATGTACATGGCCAAGCTGGCTGACGGCGAGACGCTGGCGCCTGGCCTGGCAGTCAAGATCGACGGCCAGACGTACGTGGTGGACGGCAACCACCGGGTGGACGCCCAGGTCCGGGCCGGCGATAAGGAAGTCAGCCTCAAGTTCATCAAGGGCGTTGGTGACGATGCCGGATCTTGACGCCAAAAAGGGCAACGAGCAGACCCTCATCGACTACTGGACCACGGGTGCCGGCGCAGCCAAGATCCGTTGGGGTGTGCCGGGCGATTTTGACCGCTGCGTGGACCTGGTGACCGTGGAGGCCCACGGGGATGTGCCGGATGTCAAGGGCTACTGCGCCAACTTGCATCACAAGGCGCTGGGCGTGTGGCCTGGCGGTGAGGACAAGAAGGCCAGCGGCATGGTGTTCGCCGCCGCCGTGGAGCCTGCCATGGCGCCGGCTGGGCTGGCCCAGGTAACGATGCCCAGCCTGGTCACCATCCCTGCCGTGGAGCTGGTGGCCGCAGGCGAATGGCCGCTGAGCACAGGCGACACCACGTTCACGCCCGAGGATCTGATGGCTGCCGTGGAGGCCAGCAAGTGCCCCGCCGTCGGCTCCCCCGTGATCAAGCTGGGCCACGTGGATGCGCGTTTCGACGGTGAGCCTGCGGTGGGCCGCGTCATCAACCTGGCCTTGGCCGCGCAGGGGAACAAGATCACGGGCGATATGGCGGGCATGCCCGGCTGGCTGGGCGCAGTGATGGGCAGCGCCTACCCGAACCGCTCGATCGAGGGTGTGTACGACTACCGATGCCAGATGGGCCACGTGCACCCGTTCGTGCTTACCGGCCTGGCGCTGCTCGGCGTGACCCCGCCTGGCGTCGGCGTGCTGGGCGCGGTGGGTGACGTAGCAGTGCTGTACGGGGTGCAGGCAGCAGTCAGCACCGGACCCGCGTGGACCTTGAAAGGAGCATCGATGGGCCACTCAGCCATCGGCAGCGGCGTGGCAGCGGCAGGGGTGACGACGGAGGACGTGCGCCGCGCCTACTACGCGCAGCCAGGTGTGAACCTGACCTACTGGATCACCGAGATGCAGCTTGACCCGCCGCAGTTGATCGTGTGCGACGAGGCGACGGACAACGTGTACCGCGTGCCGGTGACGATCGCCAGCGGCGGCGCCGTCACGTTCGGGGACGCGGTGCAGGTCAAGGTGGAGTACGCGGACGTGGCTGCGGCAAGGCGCAGCGGCGCGGCGCTGGTGTACGCCACGGCAGCCGAATCACGGGCAGGCGTCAGCGGCGAGGTGCACGGCGCCTGGGACGGCACCGCGCAGGTGAAGAACCTGGGCGATGACCCCAGCGCCAGCAAGCTCAAGGCCATGTTCGCGCTGCCCGCCGACACCAAGAGCGCCAGCAGCCTGCCGCACCATGACGTGGGCACGGACGGCACGGTGGGCGCGGCCAACCCAGACGGGTGCAGCGCGGCCATCGGGGCGATCAACGGGGCGCACGGCGGCCTTAAGGGCGTCAGCGCCGACCAGGCCAGGGCGGCGTACAACCACCTGGCCAAGCACCTGACTGACGCGGGCAAGGAGGCACCCGAGTACAGCAGCCCCAGTGCCAGCGCGCCGCCCGCCCCAGCGCCCACGCAGGCGGCTGCGATGCACGACCCGTACAGCGGCAGCCACGCGCACGCCCATGATGCCAACGGCAGCCAGGGCGGCGACGACACCCACGAGCACGAGCACACCCACTCGGGTGATGCCGATCACGGCCACAGCCACCCATCGGCGGCAGGCCCGACACAGGAAAGGGGCTTGAAGGTGGACTTCACCGACGAGCAGAACAAGGCCCTGCGGGCGGCGCTCGGGCTGGCCGAGGATGCCGAGCTGACCCCCGACGGCGTGGTCACCGCTGCGGCTGCGCTGCGCGAGCAGGCTAACGCCAAGGTGGCCGCAGCAAGCCGCGCGGGGCTCCCGGAGGGGACGATCATCGTGGAAAAAGAGGCGTGGGACGGCCTTAACCAGCGGGTGACCGACGGCGAAACCTTCCGCAAGCGCCAGGCAGTCAAGGAGCGGGACCAGGTGATCGCCGCCGCTATCAGCGTCGGCAAGTTCAGCGTGGCCCGCCGCGATCACTGGGCGCGGCTGTGGGACGCCGATCCCGAGGGCACGCGCCAGGTGCTGGCCGGCCTTCAGAAGAACGTGGTGCCGCTCGCCGATATCGGCGTGCCTGGCGGCACCGACCCGGACGACGCGGACGAGGAGTATACGGCCCTGTTCGGCAACCCCGCCAAGTAAACCCCAGCCCCCCGCCAGGGCTAGCTAGGAGGAACCAATGTCAGGCGATTACACGCCGGTCAACGAGGCCGACCGGATTCCACTCACCGCATCGGCCACGATCGTGGAAGGCCAGGTGCTGTCCATCTCCGGTGTCAACACCGTGGCCCCGTCTGCCGCTGGCGGCGTGGTAGTCGGGGTGGCCGCGTTCGGCGCCACATCCGGCCAGCGCATCACGGTGCTGGAAAGGGACTTCGAGCACGAGACCACGACCACCAACGGCGTCACAGCCGGGGACGTGCTGATCGCCGGCACTGGCGGCGTGGTGGAAACGGCGGGCACCAGCCCCGCTGCCGCCACCGTCATCGGGGTGGCGATCACTACCGCAGCGGCGCTTGCCAAGGCGCGCTGGAAGGGCTTCTAGGCCCGCCCACACCCGCTAGCCCGCCTCAGCGCCCGGAGGCTTCGATCACAGAAAGGGATCGAAACAGATGGTAAACGTCTACCCTCCGGCGCCACCGACGCTATCCGGCGACACCCTACAGATCAGCCGGTTCCTGAGCAGCCCCACCGCGATCAGGCGGCGGCTGCGCACGTACGTGGACCTGCGGTTCATCAGCGACCAGGTGCTTACCCAGCGGCTTAACAGCGCTGGCGGCGCGGTGCTGTACGAGCAGAGCGAGCCGTTCCTCACTGACCGGCCGGTTGAGGCCGTCTCCCCCGGTGGCAGTTATCCCAAGGCGGGGCTTCCGTCGGGCACCGCCGCGCTTGCTGCGGTTAGCAAGTGGGGCCAGGCGGTGGAGATCACCGACGAGGACATCAGCCGCAACGTGTACGGCGGCCAGCTCATCGACCGCAATCTCCAGAAGCTGGTCAACTCGATCATCGCGCAGGTGGATGCCGTCACCATGTCGGCTATCGCCAGCGCGGTGACGCAGACCAGCGCGGCCACATCGGGCCACTGGAATGTGAACGGCACGGCGGCGATCCTGCGGGACATCCTGCTGGGCAAGAAGGTCATCACCGATCTCAAGCTGGGCTATAACCCAGACACCCTGCTGGTCGATGACCTCATGTGGGCCTACCTCATGAGCGACGACAAGATCACCAACGCGCTGCGCCGTGAGGCCACGGACAACCCCGTGTACACGGGCAGCATCGACCGGCTGGCGGGGCTTGCGATCATCAACAGCCCGAACGCGCCCGCCGACCCGATGGTGCTCGACAGCACCCAGCTCGGCGGCATGGCCGATGAGGTGGCGGGCGCACCAGGCTACGCCGTGTCCGACCTGGCGGTACAGGTCAAGTCGATCCGCGACGAGGACCACGACATGTGGAAGATGCAGGGCCGCCGCCTCACCGTGCCGGTGGTGCAGGAGCCCGGCTCCGCAGTCACCATCACGGGCACGCACTAGCGGAGGGGATCACGCAGATGAGCAGCAGCAAGCAGTACCGCGTGATTGCGCCGTACGTGACGATGAAGACCAGCCACACCCAGACGGGCGCGCCGGCCATCCTCGGGTTCCATGAGGGCGCTGAGGTGCCTGATGACGTGTCGGCGGCCAGCATCGCGCATCACCTGGCGCGCGGCCTGATCGCGGAGGTGCCTGCCGAGGCCATGCCGGTGGCGGCGCCGCAGGGCGATGCGGGCGGCGCCGATCCCGCGCACGGCGGTACGCCTGACCCGGACGGCGGCAAGGATGCCCCGCCCGCAGGCGGCAACCCTGCGCCAGCGGGCGGCCAGCCTGACCCCAAGCCAGCGGCTGCGCGCGGTAAGGCCACGGGCGGCACCGCAGGCAAGGGCTGATTATGTCGGGCGAACCGTGGGCGCCAACGCTCGCGGACGTTGCCCGGCACATCCCTACGCGCACACGGGATGTGAAGACGCCGGGCAGTGACGCGCTGCTCGGCACCTTCACAACTGGCACCACGCCGAACAGCGAGCAGGCACAGGCAGTGATAGACACCGTGGTCGGCACGCTGCTGGCCAGCACCGGGGTGCTGCCGGCTAACCAGCCGGACCTGTACGTGGCTGCGCGCAGCGCGTGCGAGTGGCGGGCGGCTGCGGACATCGAGATCGCCTACCCGAACCGCACCGCTGACGTGCAGGTGTACGAGCAACTGGACGCGCGTGCACAGGCGGCATGGTCGGCGTTCGCCACGGCGCTGGCCAACATCGGCGGCAGCCCCAGCGGCCCCGACAGCGTACCTGAGTGGTGCTTCCCGCCAGGGCCGCCGTGGGGCGACCTGTCCCCCGGATCAGGCGCCGACCCGTACCCGTGGCTTGCCAACCGGCACCGCCTGCACCCGCCAGGCGGATGGGAGTTCTGATGGCAACCGCAACGGTGACCGTGACGTGGAACAGCGCTGCGGTGGCAAGCCTTAGCCGGGACACCAGCGTGGTCGCGCTGATGGACCGGCTGTCGGCGTTCGCCGTGCAGTCGATGAAGCGGCATACCCCCGTGTCGCCGGTCGGGCGGCTGCACCGATCGGGTGCCCTGCGCAGCTCGGTGCACGCTGAGCGGCAGGCCGACGGGTCCGTGCTGATCGGCCCCAGCCTTGAGTACGGCAAGTACGTCAACGAGGGCACGCGCCCGCACATCATCCGCAGCCACGGCCCATGGCCCCTCCGCAACCGCGAAACCGGCCAGGTGTTCGGCCCGGTCGTTCACCACCCAGGCACCACGGCGCAGCCGTTCGTGCAGCAGACGGCCGGCGACATCAACGGGATCACGGTGAGCCTGTGACCGAGATCTTTACGCCTGCGCGGCGCGTGGCCCTGATGGATGACCTGGTGCAGGCCGGCGATTACAGCGGCCCGCACCAGATCGAGATCAAAGGGCGGCCGTGCAGGGTGATCTACTTCCTGCTGCCCGTTCATGAGGGCAGCGGCCTGTTCGACCGGCCGACGCAGGGCAGCGGCTTGCACGCGGTGTACGAGCCGCCGTGGACGTTCACCGATTACCCCGACGGCAGCGTCGGCGTGCAGGCGTCGATTGGCTGCGGGCAGCAGCCGTACTACTGGCACGGCTACCTGGACCCGCACAACACCTGGCGGCAGGTATGAGCGTTCCGGCCGAGCAGGCAGTACGCGCGTGGATCAACGGGCTTACCGGCCTGGTAGGCGACGGCAATCCGCTGAGCGGCGGCGCCTACACGCTGTCGCAGCGGTCCCCCGCTGATGGCGCTTACGGGATCGTGGCCCGCAATCCCGAGGGCGTGCCCGGTGCCCTGATCGCCGAGGACAGCGAGGTAATGACGGCGCGCGTGCAGGTGCAGGTATTCGCCGGCACCAGCCAGGCGGCCGAGAACGCGGCCGGCGCACTGCGCGATGAGATCGACCGGCTTAACGGCAGGCCCGAGCCGTGCGGCGACCTCCCGTACCTGGTGCTGGTCACCGATAACCGCAACGGCCCGTTCTACGTGCCTGGTACGCCCGAGGAGTTCTGTTTCCAGGTCGGCGCGGACTTCGTGCTGACCAACCAGTTAGGGAGGGGCCGATGGCCACACTCAGCATCATCGACAGCGCCGACCGGCTGGCGGGGCTTGACCTGGCTACCGCCAGCCTGGCGGCGGCTACCAGCGGCGGCGACAAGATGCCCGCAGGATCGGACACGTACCTGCGGGTTAAGACGGCAGGCACCGACTGCACGGTGACCGTGATGGCTGCGGGCGCCAACGCAGGCCCGAGGGGCACGTTCCTGGCGCCGCTTGCCCTGGGCGCCAACGGGGCCACGGCCGACAAGATCTACGGCCCGTTCCCCGCCAGCACCTTCGCTGATCCCAGCGACGGCCTGGTCCACCTCGCGTACAGCGCCGTCACCAGCGTGACCGTCGGCGTGTACCGCCTTACCAACGCATAGGAGGGCAGATGGCCACGCGAAGGAACGCCGACGACCTGACCGCCGACAGCGGGATGCCCGCAGACGGCGCGGACAGCCACGCTGCGGCCACCGACAGCGCGGGGGGTGCCGATGAGCAGGACAGCATGCCAGTGCCGCCCCAGCCGGTGATCCTGGCCCCTGCGCCGTACTACGTGGCCACCGCCCCGCTGTACCACGGCAGCGGCGAGGGCACGATGCCCGTTCGCGCCTTCAACCCAGGCGACCGCGTGCCAGCCGACCTGATGGCCCCCAACGGCTGGGTGCCCACTGACCTGGTGCGGCACCCCGATGACCCAGATCCTGCGCCCGCAGCAACCACAGACGCCACCACGGCGGGACAGGAGTAGGCGATGACGGCACGCGGCAACCCCAGCGCACTGGCGCTCGGGCCTGGGCTGCTTTACATCGGCCCGCTGGGCACGACGGAGCCGAGCGACCTAACCACGGACTGGGGCGTCGTGTCAGCAGGCTGGGTGCTGCTGGGCTACACCGACGCGGGATCGGAGTTCAAGTACAGCCTGAGCACCGACCAGGTGGAGGTGGCCGAGGAGCTCGACCCGATCAGCAACCAGACCACCGGCCGCACGAGCACGGTCACCTTTGCGCTGGCTGAGATCACGGCCACCAACCTCAAGCGCGCGATGAACGGCGGCACGATCACCAGCGGATCAGGGATCGTCACCTTCGAGCCGCCCGACCTGGGTACCGAGGTGCGCACGATGCTGGGCTTCCAGTCGGAGGACGGCACCGAGCGCTGGGTGTACCGCCAGTGCTTCCAGACCGGCGACACCACGATCACCCGCGCCAAGGGCGCGGCCAAGGCCACCATCTCCTGCGAATTCACGCTGGAGAAGCCGACCACGGGAGCCAAGCTCTACAAGGCGATCATGGCGTCCCCTGGCCGCGCGTAACACAAGGAAGGAGATCACGGGGCGATGCAGGAGTTCACCAGCGGCGACGAGCCGCAGCCGGAAGTGCCGGATATCACCGATGGGGATCTGGAGCTGTTCACGTTCAAGCTCGATGGCGCCGAGTTCACGTGCGCACTGCGGATCGATGCCGACAGCCTGATCGAGTGGAGCGAGTTCGCCCAGGCCGTGATGGAGGGCGATATCGACAGCGAGTCACCCGAGGGGGTGGCGCTTACCAGCAAGCTGCTGCGCCTGGCGATGCCCAACGGCGAGTACAGGCGGTTCCGGTCGCACCTGCGGCAGCACCACACCAAGCCGCCTGTGCTGATCCAAGTGCTCCAGTACATAAATGAGGAGATGGGGGCGGCTGTGGCAAGGCGCACCGGCCGCCCTACCGGCAAGCCGTCAACCTCCTCCGGTGGGGGTTCGGCCCAGGGCGGGCGCGTTGCGCGTGTCATCTCCTTGCAGCAGGGCGACGTGCAGACGGTGGCGATGCCCGAGCCGCAGGATCACAAGCCCAAGGCCGACGGGCGGCAGAGCAGCGGCAAGCCGGTGCGGGGCGCTGGTCGGAAGCGAGCGGTTTCGACAGGTACCGCCAGCTAGCCCTGGCCGATCAGTGCGACATGGCCGAGGTGCTGTGGGGCCAGGAAGCCGACCGCACGGACATGCTGCGGCTGCTGGCCACCATCGCCAGGGGCCTGCGCACTAAGGGGCTTGAAGGCTACGAGCCGCCGAGCGAGCAGATAGCCGAGATGTTTGCCGATGAGGAAACGCCTGATCCGGAGGCGGGCAGCGAGGAGCGCAGGTTGCGGGTCATGGCGTTCATGGAAGCGACAGGCGGTGGCTGATGGTTGCCATGGCCGAGGCCGTGCTGCGGCTGCGGGTAGACCAGTCGCAGGTAACCAAGGACACCGAGGCTGGCCTGGACAAGGTGGATGCCGCCCCTGCCGGCAAGAAGGTGGGCGGCCAGTTCGGCGGCGGCTTCCAGGTGGGCGTCAGCGGCGCCACCCGTGATGCCGCCGGCAAGTTCGTATCGGCCGGTGACGCCAAGAAGGCTGGCGGCAAGGCCGGCACCTCGTTCGGCGGTGAGCTGCGGGCCAGCATCACCAAGGCGTTTAAGGGGTTCAACCTCGGTGCGCTGCTGGGCGGCGGCGGCGAGGGCGACAACGCGGCCAGCAAGACGCTGAACAGCGGCGGCATCCTCGGCGGCATCCTGCCCGGCATCAGCGGCCTGTCTGGGCTCAAGGCGACAATCGTGGGGATCGGCGCCAGCGCGGTGGCGACGCTGCCGTCGATCGCTGCCCTTGGTGCTGGCTTCGTCGGGATCGGCGGTGCCATCGCGGCGATCAGCGCGGGCGCCAAACTGCTGATCGGCACAAAGCAGGACATGGGGCCGCTGTACGCGCAGGCGCAAACCGTGGCCGCCACCTTCAAATCGATCATGACGCAGGCTGCCCAGACGCTGGTAACGCCGCTGCGCACCGTGATGAATCAAATCCCGGTGCTGCTTAAACAGCTACAGCCAGCCATCTCATCGGCGTTCGCCGGCGCCGGTACCCTGATCGCCCCGCTGACATCGGGGCTTGCCGGCCTTGCCCAGACGGTCCTGCCGCAGCTAGGTTCCCTGTTCCGCGCCACTGCGCCGCTGGTGACGCCGTTGCTGACCGGGCTGAACACGCTGCTAGCGGGGGTGCTGCCGCCGCTGATCGGGCTGATACGGGCGGCGCAGCCCGCGTTCAACGCGTTCGCGTCGATCCTTACCACCCTGGGCCTGAACCTGGGTAAGACGCTGACCGATTTCTCGCCCGTGATCGCGGCCAGCAGCACCATCCTCCGCACCCTGGCCAGCGTGCTGTCCGCGCTGCTGCCGATCGTGGCGAGGCTAGCCGGATCACTGGCGGCAACCCTGGCGCCCGTGTTTACGAGCCTGGTCGGGGCGGTGCAATCGCTGCTGCCGTTCATCACCCAGGTAGGCGGCGTGCTGGCCAGCCTGGCATCGGCGGTCCTTACCGACCTGGGGGCGGCGTTCTCTGCGCTGGCATCCCTGATCTCTGACCTGGGGCCAAGCCTGGCCGTGCTGGGCAAGGCGCTCCAGCAGGCGTTCCTGGTGCTGGAGAACACCGGGGTTTTCGCCATCCTGGGCAACGCCATAGAAACGCTGGTGCCCGTCATCGCCCAGCTAGTTAACACGCTGGTGGTGGGGCTTGCGCCCGCCTTCCCGCAGATCATCCAGGCCGTATCCCAGCTATCAACCAGCTTGGTGACGCTGCTGGCAGCCGGCCTAACC